GGAAATTGATGCTGATTCATAAATGTCTACACCAGCTACTCTACCGATGAAATAATCACGGCCAGCTTTGTTGGCTAGATCGTTATTTGATAGTGATCCACCTGCATTTAAAAGTGTTTTCTTAACGTTAAATGCTTGGAATGGGTGTAATACACAAACAAGACCTGTCATTGGAACTGATGCATTACGTAAGTTTGCCACACCTTTCATGATGTGCTCAAGTGTAAGTTCTGCGCCTGCGCCTGGACCTGCTTCTGTGATAGCACCTGAATTGAATAAGTCAACGATAACTTCATCCATTGCTTGAGCTACACCATCACCTAACACACGACCTACGTCTTGTGCTACTGATTGTGGTGAACTTTCAGCATTGATGTCTAATACTGTTGTCATGTTACCAAATTCTTGTGCTTCGATGTCTACTGACGTCATAGTGTTTAGTGCTGAATCGTCTGATAGATCACCAGTGATTGCACCTACTGCTGTTGCTTTAGGATAAACCGGAACTGCCGCAGTCATACCAGGTGTGCCCTGCATATTGTATTGCGTTACTAGGTTTCTCATTAAAGCGTTTTCATTAAATGTAAATTGAGCCGCTTGTGTGATATCTTCAAACAAGTGACCTTTTGCGTCTGCTAATGTTAAAGCCATTTTCTTTTTCCTTTATTAACTCATGGACCTCATACCCTTGATCATAAATTTCTCTTTGTAAAGTTCTCTATGCTCAGGGTTTTTCATGTCCAAGTCTGATAACTTCACCTCTCTAGAGGTTGAAGGATTCTTATTACCTGAACTACCTGTGCCTGCTGGCGCCGCAGTTCTGAAGTAAGTGTTTTGCGTTAAGAACTCTTCAACTGCTTGATCCACAGTTAGTGGATGTGCTTGTTCTGTGTCATAACGCACATTACCGTCTTGATCTAATACTTCAACTTGTCCATTCTCACTTAATCTTACTCTATCTTTCAATAGTGTAGCTACGTGATCTGGATTTACAGCTTTATGTTTTGATGCCGCACTTAACAATGCACCATCTATATGAACAGCTTGTAATTCAGATTGTAGTTTGCTAATACGTGTATCAGCATCCTGCTTCTGTTTTTGAAGTAGTTCTTCAAATTGGTTTTTCTTCATCATCTCTGCTTCTTTGGCCTGCTCTGCCTCTGATTTGAGTTGATGATATTCCTCAACGTTAATGTTTTCAAATTTACGTTCAACTTGTTTAAGTCTATTAGTAATAATTCTGTCCACATCTTCTTGAGTGAATGTTTTTGTTTCCTGGTTGACTTTAACCTGATTATCCGTTGAGCCAGTCTCAACAGTTTCAGTTGTAACGATGTTTTCTGTTTGTTCGTCCATCTTAAACGTCTCCTTGCAAGGGACTTAAGAAGTGGGGGTTTCTTAACCTTCTTCTGTGTCCGTGTTAGTTTCTTCGTTATTGCCGAAGAATTTTTTGATTTCTGGATGCAATTCCAGAATCTGTTGGTCACTGTAGCCTTGTTCTACCATCTTACGCATATGCTCTACCATCTCCTGTGGGTTTTCCATAGGTGGGTGTGGCATATTTGTATCCAATGGCATTTCTGACTTTGGTGCCATACTATCAATAACGATCTGTAAGTCTTCTTCATTTTCAATCAGTAGTCTTGCAGTCTCTTCATTGATGTAATTTTGAAAGCTACTATTAGGAACAAGATTTTTTGCCTTTTCATATAGTGCAACTTCTTGATGTTTGTCTCTTAGATCAAACTTCTTCTCATAATAGATATCAAATTCTTCATCAGGAACAATCTGTTCCCAATCAAACCACATTTTCCAAATAAGTTTTTCAGCACGTTCTAATACGTTTGCTATATCACTTAATTTAACGTTAAGCATATCTCTTTCTACTTGTAGAGCTATACCTGACTGTGGTCCTTTTTTAGCTTTGGTTGCCGCTAGGTGTGTAACACTTTCTATTGCTTGTGTCTTTTGTTCTATACAAGCCAATATACTATCAATGCTACTACCTGTTGCTTGTAGCAAATAAGGTTGAATGTTTGTTGATTCATCTACTGTTATGATAGCACCTGATCCACCATTTATATCTGCACTTGCTTCTGCTACAATACTTGGGTGGCTTGAAAGTCTTATTGACTCATATGCTTCTGAACTTAGATTGTATATTTCTCTCTGTAGATCACAAACATCACCCACGTGACTTGTTCCTATACCTTTGTGAAAACTTCTATCTGTTTGCACGTGAATAAATGGAATGTAGCCTAATGGGTTTGTAAATTCTTCGTGTTCTAATATTTTACCATATTCAAGTATTACACTATCTGTTCTTGTTGTAACACTTCCTGGATAATTTGTTTCACCACTAATTGGTGTAAAGTCTTTTTTGCTTACTTTGTATTTTTCTACTTTGTCCTCGGTCCATACTTTTAATACATCATATTCATCATATTCTTCATCAACTACTACGATATATTCTAATACGTTCTGTCCGTTTATTAATTTTTTGTATCCCCAATTTCTTACTTGTGAGGGATTGTATATTTTAGCATAGGCCCTCATGTTAAGAGCTTGAGCTTCTGCCATGTTCTCTGCTTGGTAATTCCCTTTATCAGTTCCTACCCAGCATCCGCCGTAAATTAGGATATTGTCATTTACTTCTCTGATAAATGCTGTCATTGTGGTGTTATCCATATCAGCATTTTGTATGAAATCCAAAACAAATTGATTGTCTACCATATTACCTAACATTCTAGTAGGTGGATTACGGAAAACAAAACTACGATAAGCATCCACAGTTAATCTAACGTGATTTTGTAGAGCTGTATCTAATAATCTTTGGTGATATGCATTTCCTGGTGCTTGTTCTTCTGCAATGTATTTTCTTAAGTATGCACCGTCTCTGTATTCTTCAGCGCCCATATAAGAACGCATATAATAGTCCCATCTGTATAGGTATTCAGCATAGCCTGGGTGAACTTGGCTGAGTTGTTTTGGTTCTAACATAAATGTTTCCTCTCTAATAGAGTTTGTTTTTACTGTGGGTCACACATATTCGCTAATTATTGAGCAAGATAATTATAACGTTATTTATCATCAATGCATCTTGCATTATCTTAAGGTTAATTTTGGCTAAATACATTGTGGATCGAGGGTGTGTTTCTTAAGGCATATTGTATTTCTCCAAAAACTCGATAATTATTACGGCTCGTATTCTTGATCCACATTTAAGATTTCATTAGGTATCCTTGTTATAGCGGAAAATTTCGGTTTTCCGCTATTTTTTTGGCTAAAAAACCGCACAAAATAAGGGTTATTTTATGGTTGACAAGTAAGATATCTTATAGTATAGTGTATATATAAATTAGAAAAGGAGAAATACAAATGGAACTAAATCACTATGCAAATGATCCTGAATTTATAAAGGATATGCAAACACTCTCATATGAACAGAGAAGAGGCCTCTTTTTACGAGGTGCAAATAGAATACACGGCCCTAATCCACTAAAAGGTGCTGAAAAATCACAAGTATTGGCTTTGTTATACGGTATTGAATACAGTCTTGCCCACGACAAAGATGCTGACGTGCAACAAAAAACACAGGCTGATTGGGAAAAGCTTCAAGCATTTTTAAAAGAGGAGAGGGCGTAATGGATAAGATAAGAAATGCTCAAGATGCAGTTAAGATGATTAAATCACATCCTGTTTATGGTAACAAATCAGATAAGGAAATATTAAATGCAATATTTCATGTCTTAAAAATAAATCACATGAAACCTTTTTCAAAAAAAATAAAGGCTATCAATGAGATTAAATTAGCATTAAAGGAGGAGGCATAAGATGAAGAAAGTATATGAAACTCATATAATTGATGAGGATGGACCATACACTACTCAATTTGAGACAGCAGGTGATCCTTATGTTTGGGTGTGGGACAACTTAGATCCAGAATCCATTCAATGGATCAGACCAATTAACAAAATCACAAATGAATTTGAGGAGGAACTATAAGATGACAAAAATAACACACAATAATATGAATATATGGATGCCGTCAGATTGTGATTGTAGCAGATGGTCAGGTGGCACCTATGCTGAACAATTGGTATTGGCACTACAGAATGATGGAGCCACACTTGAGACTATAACTGATCAACAGGTATGGGACAAGATTGACTTGCTTGAGAATGTATTAGAGGAGGCATAAGATGCGTAATTTAGAAAACGATTGGTGGTTGGGTAAAAGAATGCCAGATGGTGCTTTTTATTTTTATGATAGACATCAACAATTAGAGGTGTTGTTTACTAAAGCGTTGAAAGATGAATTACCAGAAGATCCAGAAGAGTATTGGAATATAGTATCAGCTGTATGGCAGAGAACTGAATTTCCTAGAAATCAAGTTGAAGCTTGGTACGAAATATTCCTATTAGATCCTGGGCCAAACAAAGCAACACAAGAATGGTTAAAAAATCCAAAGATGTTGTATAGAGGTTATCAAGATGATTTACCAGATTATGATTGGAGTTGGACCACAGATAAAGAAAAAGCTGAATGGTTCGCAAATAGATTTAAAGCATCTGGTACACTTGATCAAAAAGGAAAAGTAAAAAGTCTTGATCCTGTTGATAGTAGATGGTTTTTTGATAGAGTTATGTGTGTGATGGAAGGTAATGAGAAAGAAGTCTTATTATGGTCACATACAGCAAGTCAAAGAGTTAATTGTGCTGATCACAATGAATTTATAGAGGAGTATAGTTATGCCTAAGAAAAAATATGAGTTGAATGTTGAAGCCGTTGATAAGAAAGACGCTGAAGCAAAAAGAATGTTGGCAAAGTTAAGCGGTAAGAAAATATTCAAAGCTGAAAAGCGAAGACGATTCGTAAGAGTTGATACAGTTTTCATTGCGGCTGATAGTGCTGAACAAGCAATGCAAAAGTACGAAGAAAACAGTTTAATGAATTGTGTCATAGGCGAAAGAAATGACGATGGCGTGGATCAAGTAAGATGTGAACCATATGCATTCGAAGATAAAGAATGGTATGATATGGAAGATCATATGTTTAGTCATTTTACTGCCGTTGATTATGATGACAAAGACAAATATCACAGAAAGTTGATAGAAAAAGCAACAGATAAATAACAGTATTGCTGATGAGAATCAGTAGTAAGAGTGAGTACTCTTATGTTGCGGTTAGTGGGTAATAATGCGACATTGTATTTCTCCAAAATATACTACAAAGCTCACTAACCGCATAAATAACATTACATTAATTTTACCAGGTTAATGTCCTTTAATAATTAAAATAATATAGCATATCAAAGAAAAACCCGCAATATGAAAATACTGCGGGTTTTTTAATGACCTAAAGCTCTAAGGATAGTGTATATGAGCGTACATTATGGAAATAGAAAGAGCTTTAGGTACTACTCAACACAAAGTTATAGTAGCATATGTATTTATTATGTCAACCTATATCTGTACAGATAATCAAGATATATCGATGATAAATAACAATGTAATTAACATCTGTTCGGTTAATGGCATTAGCAATGTGGGAAACACAGTAAAAACACTCATAATGAGGATATACATATGAAAACAGCAAAACAATTAAGCCAGGTACACCCTGGTTATTCAGAATACGCATATCGTTGGGATTATTATATGAGATCCTATATGGGTGCTGAAGAATACAGAGATGGTGCTTATTTAAGAAAATATATAGCGGAAGATCAAGCACCTGGAAATCAATATCAACAAAGACTAATAGATACTGCATTACAAAACCATGTGCGTCAAACAGTTGATGCATATCGTAGTTTCCTATTTAGAAATCCGCCAAGTAGAACATTGGGTAAATTATCAGAAGACCCATTCATAAGAGATTTTTTAGAAAACGCTGATTTAGACAACACAACATTCAATGACTTTATGCGTGAGGTTAACGATATGGTCACAATTTACGGTGGCTGTTGGGTTGGCGTTGATAGACCAGCATATCAAGTTGATACAGTAGCACAAGAAATAGCAGAAGGTATCAGAAGTTATGTGACATTGTACAGTCCTACAAATGTCAGAGACTGGTGTTATAGAAAGAAAATAAACGGACAACAAGTACTTGATAGTATCACTGTAGTTGATGAAGCACATCACAGCTACGATGTACTAAGAGTATGGTATGAAGATCGTATTGAGGTATACAAAGTTGCAAAAGGTGCAACAGAATACACAGGCAGTGATATAAGTGAGACTGCAAACATAAAAGATAGTTTAGTTATCGATTATGGAGAGATTTTAGAATATAATGAATATGCTAACCCGTTGGGTTATATTCCATTTATTCATGTACAGACAGACAAGAGCTTCCACAAGGGCATAGGTACAAGCGCCGTTGGTGATGTATGTGATCTGCAAAGAGAAATATACAACTTGACATCCGAATTGTACCAGACTATCAGAATATCGTCGGCCCCAAGCATAGTGGCGGAACCAGCGGCAGAAATTACAGGTGGAGCAGGTGCGATTATCACAATCCCTGAAACCACTACAAATACACCATATCTATTGCAACCAACAGGTGCAAGTGTTGATGGTATATTGAAAAGCATAGAACAAAAGGTAAGTGCAATTGATGACTTGACTCACTTAACAGCTATTAAGGCTAAAAAAGGAGCTCAAAGTGGAGTATCATTGCAAATAGAAAAAGAAATGTTAAATGCTAAATTAGCAGATACGGCTGGAGTTTTAGAAAGTACAGAAAGAAAAATTTGGAAGATGTGGTTTGATTGGCAGGGCATAGAACCTGATGAGAACTTTTACATCGCATATGAAAAGAAATTTGATCTTCGTGATAAACATCAGGAACTTGCGTTGTTTGACAAAGCGGCGAAAGCAGTTCCACACGATAGTTTTTTACACTATATGCATCAAGAAATAGCAAGGTTATTGATCACAGACGAAAGTGATTTACAAGAGATTCTTGATAATATAGCAGAAGATCATAAGGCTATGGATATTCAAACACCAAACATTGGTAATGAATAAATAGCAATACACTGATAGGTTTAATAAAACCCCCAAATATCAGTTTTATCCTTGCAAGGGAGATATCGTAATATGAACGAAGAAAATAAAATCATAGAAAATACTGAAGCTGAAGCTACTGGAGCTACAGAAGTTCAGGAAAAAGAAACAAACCAGGCTGAAAAAGTATTCCGTCAAGAAGATGTTGATCGTATTATCGCAAACAGACTAAAACAAGTAGAGCGTAAGTACGAAGATATTGATATTGAAGAATACAGATCATTGAAATCACAGGCAGAACAGGCCAAAGAAAAACAAATGATCAAAAAAGAGCAATTTGAACAACTATTACAAAAGCAAAAAGCTGAAGCTGACTCTAAATTAAGAGATATGCAAAAGAAATTGGAAACAGTCCACATTGACGGTGCATTATTGAGTGCGGCAAGTAAGCATAAAGCTGTAAATCCAGACCATGTAGCTAACCTATTGAAAAATAGTGTTAGATTAAATGATCAAGGTCAAGTGGAAGTACTAGATTCAAATGGCCAACAGCGTTATAATACTGACACAGCAGAACCAACAACAGTTGAAGAAGCAGTAGCAGAATTTATTAACGCGAACGCATACTTGAGAGCGGCTCAACCAGCAGGTGGCGGTTCACAAGGCAATGCAACACATACAACCTCAAGAGAGGTTAAATTATCTGATCTCGATATGAAAAACCCAGAACATCGTAAGATTTATCAAGAGAAGTTCGCGGTTGGACAAACGAGAAAGTTTAGTACTAATTTATAATTAGTATTTTTATAAAGGAAAATAAAAATGGCAAACGAACTAGACACAGGAAATTCAGCCGGCGTATTGTTTCAAAATATTCAACAAGCGGCTCAATTTACTATGAACGAAAATGCATTACTAAGAAATTTAGTGACTGTATATGATATGCAAGGCACACCAGGCTTAAAAGCTTCTGTACCTGTATATCCAAAAGTATCAGGTTTAACAGCTTTACAAGCTGGTGAAAACCTAACAAACACAGATATCGCGGCAACAGCAGTTGAAATTGAAGCTAAAGAATTTGGCGCAATGACAACTATCCAAGATATCGTTGTAGAAGCATCACCATTATCTGTCGCACAAGACGCTGGAAAAGTACTCGGTGACGCCGTAGCACAAGCTATGGATGAGGTCATTGTTGACTTATTCTCATCAGCAACAACTGATGTTGGAACATCAACAGGTGAATTAACTATTGATCACATCTTAAAAGCGGCGGCTACATTAAGAAATAAATCTGTCCCGATGGACGGTTTAGTAGCAGTTGTAAACCCATTAGCGGCATACAACCTAAAGAAAGCATTATTGAACTCAGGTACTAACCCAAGTGCAAATGACTTGGTTAATACTGCGGCGAGGAACTATTTTCTTGGTCGTGTGGCTGGAGTGGACATATATGAATCGGCTTCAACAGATGTAGATGGAACTCCATCAACATTTAATGCTGTATTCCACAGAAATGCAATTGGTATGGTCATGAAGCGTGACCTGCGTATCGCTACGCAAAGAGACGAATCTATCAGAGGTTTTGAAGTAGTTGCTTCAGCGGCGTTTGGCGCGGCATTACTTGATGATAACAAAATCGTTAAGATACATTCGGACGCGGCTATCTAATTATAGTATATAGGAGGACAGGATATGGCATTCGCAACAAACAGTGATTTATTACAGTATGTACCAACTATAACAAGTCACGGAATCACAGATTTCTCAACGCAATTAACTGCGGCAGAGAATGATGTGAAAAGGTACATTGAAATAGAGTGGTATAACAAGGCTTTTAGTCAAGGGTTTAACCAGCTTGGTCGAGCTGTTGGCACAGAGTTTAATGCATCACTATTAACTGAATCACAATGGACTAGAGCCACTGTATTCAGAGCGTTGTATGCTCATATCCTACCTCTGTTGTCGCCTTTTACAGTTGGTGGAGATACTTTTAGAGAAATGATTGATTATTATAGACAAAGATACAATGAGGAAATTAAAGCAGAAATTTCTCAAGGTGTTGAATATGATGGAAATAATGATGGGTCAATTAGCAGAAGTGAAACACACAAACATAGGCAAGACAGGATATACAGATAATGAGTATACGCGAAAGCATAACAGCACACATCGTAAGTCAAATAGATGCGATCACAGATGTTAAGACTTGTACTAGAGAACCTAAAGTACTTTCGGATTTAGCGGCAACAAGCTTCCCACATATTTTAGTGGAAAGTGCTAATGAAAGAAGAGAGGATTTTAGTGCGGGTAATACGATAAGGCGTAAAGCAACAATGGATATATTGATTAATGTTATAGTTTATGGCAACGATCGAGATCAAAGTAGAAATAGTATTATTGAAAAGATCGAAGAAAAGTTAGCCCTAGATACAACATTGGGCGGTAATGCATTGAACAGCGGAACAACTGAAATCGTAATAAGAGAGATCGGTGAAACAGCACCATATGGACAAGCGGCAATTGTTTACAC